TTGATTACCTGCACCGGGTGTTAGTGTAGTTCTTACGTTGTCTTCGATCTTGACCCAGCGACGGCCGTCCCATCTAAACAATCGATTTGGTAGATAGTCGGTACGCAATGCATAATCGCCTACCACGGGATTGGACGGAAAAGCAATACCAGAGTACACAGGAAGACCATTTGGAGCTCGTCCATCACCAGTTAACCATCCTTGCACAGTTGCATCAGGACTTTGTATGCCAGCATCGGCTTCTATAACAACATTGTCGGCAGTGACAGAACCATCGTCGGCAGTTACACCAGTGGGGTCTCCTGGACCGCCGGTAGGGTCCGTTGGTTTGATATAAATGTGATCAACGTCGTATCCGGAAAATGGAACATTTGTTTCAGCTTCTCTAAGAATAGCATCGTTGACTTCAATATATTTGTTAATAATACTTGATACCGAGCCCAGGGTAACATTGCCGGTGTTTCCTGTAAACGGGTCTTGATCAACTTTGATTTGATTGAGGATATCTTTGTATTCTTGACTGTCGGTTAACGGATTAATCTTGCAGCGCCATAAATGTGGCCACCAGGTGGCACTGTATCCTTCGGCAGCATTGTTACAATCACTTATTACATAAAATCTTTTCAAAGCAACAGGTAAACTATCATCCAGCGGATAGTAGTCTCTTAGATGCATCAGTTCAATTACATCTCCTGGCATGAGTTTACGACCCAAGGTAGCTACCATATCATTGATATGAAACACTATAAACAGTGTGCCTGTTTGCAAGAACATACCAAATTGACTGAGATCAAACGTGACATCTTGTGTTTGATACACTCCGCGCATGGAGTAAACATCAGGGTCGTATTTTCTATCACGATTTTCTAAAAATAGCAAATCTTGTATATTAAGTGCCGATTGATTTATGTAACTGGGTTTGGCAGCATCTGTATAAAACTTAATGGTGCTCCCGGAAGACAAAGCCGAACTGGTGTTTGTACTTAGTGTGACTGTGGTTGCTGTTTTTGCTACCACAGTGGTGCCTGTGGCTATACCGGTAGCCGTGACAAACATTCCCAAATCAACGTCTGTGGTTGATGCAAAAGCCAGGGTAGGCCCTGCTGCTGCTTGACTGGCATTGGTTGTTTTTACTGTGTTTTGCTCGTTGGTGCCTAAATATTTGTGGACCAGAATTCCAGTACCGCCCACAGTAAACATTTCACTGATTCTGCGATCCAGGTACTTGTAGTCGTTAGTATGGGCTCCGTCTTTCCAAAGTGATAATCTTGGCACAATTTAATCCTATTATTTTATATTTAGCGACAGCCCAAATTGACATAAATTAGGTTATAGCATATAATTTGCATATGAGTGAATTTCAGTCTTTACACGATTGGCAGCAAACTGAAGCACAAATTAGGCGTAATTTGTGGGCTTTGCATAATTTACAACACAAACGACAATTAGAACGGATGTATAAAAACTTAGTACAAAGTGTTACCAAATTAAGTCAAGACGATGTAGATAGACGCAGACTTGGCCGCAGTACCAGGTACGACGAGCAATTAGCAAAAGTGCAACAAGAGTTACAAGAATTGCAATCCTGGCTTATGTTTGCAACACTGCTTGACGAAAAACCCAAAGAGTAGTATAATAGTATTTTGCACAATTCAAGGAGCTATTCATTATGGCTACAGCACAAAGCGTAAAAGCACCCAAACGAGCACCTAAAAAAACTAGAGACCCGCTGTTCACCGATGAAAAGTACACAGGCGGCGAACCGGTGTGGGACACTGAACGTGCCCTTAAAATGGATCAGGCTGAATTTGATCACTTCTTGCGTAAAGCCTTTTTCTACTACAATTACTTCTACACCCAAAAGGATCTTAAGAAGTATGTTGTGAATTGGATGAAGGACAAGTACAGTAAAGCAGAAGTCAGCAAGTTTATTCGCAGCGGTGACCGCTCTGTGCCAATGACAGTATGCAGCCTAATCAAAGCGCACACTCAAGGTATGCCTTTGCGTGAAAAAGAGCTCGCCTACGTTAAAGATCGTATATACGAAGTACTAGAATCAGATGTACCCGACGAGCCTGTTGAACAAGAAAAAGTAGTAGCACCTGCAGCAGTAAAAACAATTCAAGATCGTCTCAACGAAAAAACCAGCGAGCATCTCGCCCATTTTGAGGGCTTGTACGATGAAGTGGTTGTCGGTGACTCGGTTGACCCTAAAGCTTATGATTATTTTGTGAGTAACAATGTTCCGCAGGGACAATTGGGCAAGTTTGAAGATTACATTGATCGACAGCGAATGTATCTGACAGCAGCAATGGACAGAATGGATGAACAATTTGCCGAATCGTATCGCCATTATCGTGCTGCCGATTACAAGCGACATTTTGCTTTTTTGGATGCTATTCAAACCGCTGTAGATCAATATCGTGATGTCAAGAAGGCTACCAAAAAAGCCAGAGTAAAACGTGCGCCCAACAAGGAAAAACTTGTTAGCAAGATCAAGTACTTGAAGGAAGAAAAGACGCTCAAACTGGTGAGTATCAATCCTGTGGATATCATTGGCGCACAAGAATTGTGGGTTTATAATACCAAAACCCGTAAACTGTTCAAATACATTGCAGACAGCTTACGCGGGCCATTGGGGATCAAGGGCACTAGCCTAACTGGATTTGATGAAACCAAGTCTGTGGGCAAAACCTTACGCAAACCTGAAGAAAAACTCAAAGAGTTTGCCAGGGCCACGAAAGTGCAATTGCGTAAGTTTTTGGACGAGATCAAAGCCACAGAAACTGTGGGCAATGGGCGTATGAATTCGGACATAGTTCTCCTTAAAGTTCAATAAATACATTGAACTACAGGAACTATGAATGTCCAATCCTTTTACCGGTAATGTTGTAGCCGATACCACTTATTTTTATGGCAACGGTAATCTAAAAACCGATAGCCTATATAATGCAAACACCGGTTCGGGCACCGGGCACATTGAATACGATGAAGGTGCAGAATGGCTCACATCGCTCAATAAAAAACGAGCTGAAATCACGGACTATATTCGTATGCGTTTGGGCGACGGAATAGTGGACGTAGAGCTCGACAAAGAGCATTACGAAATGGCCATCAATCAGTCGCTGCTAAAGTATCGTCAGCGAGCCAGTAACAGTCAGGAAGAAAGTTATGCGTTTATGAAGCTTTACCCAGAAACGCAAGAAATTATTCTTCCCAGCGTTGTTATGGACGTCCGTGCAGCATATCGTAGAGGAATTGGATCAGTATCGGGCACAACTGCGAGCCAATTTGAACCGTTTGCATCTGGTTACTTGAACACATATATGTTAGTGGCAGGTCGTGTGGGCGGGTTGCTAAACTATGAACTGTTTGTGGACTACCAAAAACTAGCTATGCGTATGTTCGGTGGTTACTTGAACTTTACATTCAACAAAGTGACCAAAAAGCTTACACTGATACGTAAAATTCCTTTTGCTGGCGCCAACTCTAATCCCAACGACTTTGAAGATGTGCTTTTACATCTTTACAATTACAAGCCTGACAGTATGTTGTTAAACGACTATCAAGCATTTCCGTGGATACAAGAATATGCATACAGTTTTGCCAAACGTATTGTAGGCGAAGCCCGTGAAAAGTTTGCAAGTATCGCCGGACCACAAGGCGGCACACAATTAAACGGAGCTACACTCAAAGGCGAAGCTCAAGCCGAAATGGAAAAACTAGAACAAGAACTAAAAGATTACGTGGATGGTAGTTTTCCGATGACTTGGGTAATTGGATAATTATGAAAATTAAAGATATTATTACAGAACAAAAAGGCGAACTCAAAGACAGAACCCGTCGTGCCACACGCGGACTCAATAGGTTCACTGATGGCGCACACTGGAACAGCGATTATACGTTGTATAGGCTCGGATTGGCACTGGCAGCCACTGACGGAAAATCAGTGCCCGATGTAGATGAAGAATCCTGGATTGGCAAGTGGAAAATTACCGCCCCATACAGCCAAGCAGATCAAGACATGCTCAAAATGGCCTATAAAGCTGTCAACGCCGATCACGAGGACGTTAACAAAGGAGATCTACGCAGTCAAGAAGGACCTACAATACAAAAAACTAGTCCAGTGGCAAAGCCTAAAAAGAACAAATATGGTATTTGACTTTTCGCAACAATTAAATTAAAATGCTCCCAAGGGGGCATTTTTTATGATCATAGGAATTACAGGATTTATAGGCTCTGGCAAAGACACTGTAGCTAACTATTTGGTGGCCAAACACGGATTTGTTAGAGACAGCTACGCAGGAACTCTTAAAGACGCAGTGGCAAAAGTGTTTGGTTGGGACAGAGAACTACTGGAAGGACTAACACCCGAAGCCAGAGAATGGCGTGAACAGGTGGATCCGTGGTGGGCCAAACGATTGGACATGCCGCGCCTTACTCCTAGATATATGCTACAACTTTGGGGCACAGAAGTGTGTAGACGCGGTTTTCATAATGACATTTGGATCGCTAGTTTAGAAAACAGGCTACGTAAAACTACTGAAGATATAGTGATAAGTGATGTACGATTTCCCAATGAAATTGCTGCAATTAGAAAGTTTGGGGGAATATGTGTATGGGTCAAAAGAGGACAATTGCCTGAATGGTACAATTGTGCATTAACAGAAAATACCACACACGAAGACCAACAAT